ACACCAGTAGACTCAGTAGTAGAAGTACAAAAAGAGCTACAAAAAGAAGAGCCTGACTATCTAAAGATTGGTATGCTTGCAGGAGTTGAGGCTTTAGGAAGTATACCTGCACTTGGCCCAGTAGCAAAGAGTATGATACGTAAGGGTGCAGATTTATCTAAACAGACTGACACTGCTATAGAAGGTACTACTAATATACCTGCTGTATCTGCAAGATCTAACACAGAGTTTAAAAATACGGTTAAAGGTTATAAACTATTTACCAGAGGAGAAGATGGTAAACTATACCCTCTTTTTGTTGATGCTGATACAGAAGTTCCTGTAGGATCTTACATGAAGGCTGTTTTTCCAGAGTACAGGTTTAAAGCAGAAAATGGAAATTACTATGTACCTTCTCGTGGCACAAAAGGTAAAAAAGGAACTGGCGACTCCATTAAAATACCAGACCAAGAAACCAGAGATATGCTTATAAAAGCAGGGTTTTTAGCAAAGGGTTCAAAAGCTAAAACAATAAAAGCTGTAGCTGCTAGACCCGGATGGCATGCAGGTGACAATCCAACAGCAGCGCATATTGGTCCTGAAGTTAAGATAGATGGTAAGAGTTATAAGATAAGAGGTGGTGATCAAGTCTGGGCAGAAGTAGAAATGCCAGCAGACGTAGATTGGCAGGAAATAGCAAACAGTCGTGCTCTTCTAAAGAAAGATGGTACACCAAATGTAAAAACCGCTCACATTACAGATGAATTACCTTTTGGAGGTTATTACAGGTACAAGACAAATCCTAATATGCAGGGTAACTGGCTTATTAGTGGCGAGATGAAAGTAAACCGTATTATAGACCGTGACGAAGTTAAAAAGTTAAATACAGAGGCTGGTGTAGAAGATTTACCTACAGAGGCAGAATTAAGAGAAAAGCTAGGCAAAGGTTTTGCCTCTGGTGGATTAGTAGGAGCAGATATGTATCAAGGTGTAGATGATTATCAAATGGCAGAAATGGGCGCAGGTATGAAAAAAGACCAAACACAAATGGCCTTTGCGCTGGGCGGCTCTGTAGAAGAAGTAGATCCAGTCTCAGGTAATGAAGTACCTACAGGGTCACTACCAGAAGAAGTACGTGATGACATTGATGCTAAACTAAGTGAGGGTGAGTATGTCGTACCCGCTGATGTGGTTCGTTACTACGGAGTTAAGTTCTTTGAAGACCTACGCAGTCAAGCTAAGATGGGCTTTGAAGATATGGCAGCTAATGGTCGTATCGGTGGAGAGCCTGTACCAGCAGAGGGTGGCTTACCGTTTGATGTTTCTGAGCTACAAGCAGAGGATATGCCAGATGATCCTATGATGATGAACGAGGGTGGTGACGTTACAAGTATGATACAACCTGACTTTCTTTCTGGTTACTCGTTTCCAGGGGTAGGTGGCGCACAAGAGTACAAAACTTACGTTAATGATCAGGGCTTGACAATGACTATTAGATTTGTTAATGGTCAACCTACAGTTTCAATACCAGCAGGTTACACTGAGGTAGGTGTAGAGGCTCCTGCTCAACAGGTAACACCTCAAAGATATAGTGATAGAGATGGAGATGGTCCCGTATCAGAAGCCCCTAAAAGAAAAAAGGTAAACTATTCTGAAGTTGGTAATATAGGTGATAAAACAGAAGACGCCTCAATAAGTGATTGGTTTGATCGTGTAACTGAGGATATTAGAGGTGCTACAAACTCAGTAGGTTTAAGTATACCTGTAATTGGATTAGCTCAAGCTCAACATAGAAACTTTATGAGAGAAGAGTTAAACAAAGCTTATGAAGGGCTAGATAAAAAAAGTCCTTACAAAGAAAGAGTTAAAGGTTTACTTGATCAACTAGAGGGTAAAAATGAACAAGGTGACATTGATATTTTAGGCGGGATACAAAATGCCGCTGAAGGTATTAGCTCTGGTTTAACAAATGCGTACAGAACATTTAAGAAAAGTGCAAGTCCATTGTATCAACCAGAGGTCTCAAAAGAAAGACAAGCTGAAAAGAGTCAGTCTCTATCAAACGCTTTTGTATCTGGGTATAAAGGCTTAAAAGGTTCAGATGCTTTTCACGCACAGGCTAGTGATAATTACAGAAAAGATATGGAAGCTGCAGGTTACAAATCTACACCATTTGGCTTTGTTAAAGAGGGTGAAAAGAAACAAGACAGTAATTCTAAGTCAAGTGGTAGTAAATCATATTCTCCTTCTGATTTAGGTTTTACCTCTGACCCTAAAACTGGCGCTGTTTAGTCAGGTTAAAATAAACTATAAGGCTACCCGGCAATAATGCTGGCCCCAACATAAAGGAACTACAATTATGTCAATGGCAGAACAAACTATTATTAAAGCAGACAGCTACGCACATGATCGCAACCAACAGTTGCTTGAGAAAGAAGAACGCGAACTAGAGGCACTCATCAAGGGTGAGCAGGTCGATGAAGAAGCAGAAGATAATCAGGAACCCGATAGCCAAAGCACTGAGAACGCCCAAGTTTCAGATGAGAGTGATACGGAACAAAAAGAAACACGGTCTGTGGAATCCAAAGAGTCTGAAGAAGTTAATACAGAGTCAGATGGATTAAGCGCTGAAGAGAAGTCTTTCAAGAAGCGCTATGGTGATATACGTAAACTCCTACAAACTAAGGAAAAAGACTGGGATGCCAAGTTTGAAAAACTACAAGGACAACTTGATAAAGCTACTAAGAATGAACTGGTTCTTCCCAAGTCTAAGGAAGAGATTGAAGCTTGGTCATCTAAGTACCCTGATGTCGCTGGTATTGTTGAAGCTATCGCAGAAAACAAAGCCGCTGAAAAAGCTTCTTCTTTGGATAGTCGCCTCAAAGAAATAGAAGAGCTACGCACACAAGCTAAGAAAGAAAAAGCTGAAGCAGAGCTTATGTCTTTACACCCTGACTTTGAAGAGATCCGCTCCTCAGATGAGTTTCATAACTGGGCAGAGAAACAACCTAAAGTTGTACAGGATGCTCTATACGAGAACTCTGAGGATGCTAAGTCTGTAGCAGTGGCTATTGACCTATATAAGTCACACAAGGGTATTAAGTCTAAACCTAATAATAGTGCAGATAAGGCAGCAGCCTCTTCTGTAAAGAGTAAAAGCAGAACTACCGTAAATGATGATGAGAGTAAAAACTTCTGGCGTGAATCTACTGTCGCTAAAATGAGTGACAAAGAGTTTGAGAAGCACCATGAAGAGATACATGAAGCTCAGAAATCTGGTAAGTTTGTATATGATTTGTCAAAATAACTGTTGACAATAGGTACGAGTTGAATATAACTTGTATTGAGTACACTTTAAATGTGTATTTTAACTAAGACTCTAGCCACTACTAGACTACCCAAATACGTTTGACCTCTGTTACACAGGTAGGCATACCTAGATAATAGACTACTCAGATAAGTTTGGCCTCTGCTGTGGATATGATGATCTATAACTTTAACGGTCATATCTATAAGGAGATTAATTATGGCTGCATTTGGAAAAGCTTCTGGCTATACCAACCTTAACAATGGAGTATTCTCCAGCGTTATTTATTCAAAACAAGCACAGATTGCGTTCCGCAAGAGTGCTACAACTCAAGCGATTACTAACTCTGAATATTTTGGGGAGATCGCAAACCAAGGTGATACGGTTCGCATTCTTAAAGAGCCAGATATCACAGTGAATGCATTGCTACGTGGTACAACCGTTTCGGCGCAAGACCTCGTTGATAATGACTTTCAGTTGACTATCGACAAAGCCAACTACTTTGCCTTCAAGCTTGACGATATTGAAGAGCAGCAAGCCCACCATGACTTCATGCGTTTGTCATCTGATCGTGCAGCCTATAAAATGGCTGACTCAATGGATGCTGATGTATTGTCATACATGTCTGGTTATACTACTGCTGGTGCTAAGATTACTACTGTAAGTGGTACTGCTTCGCATCAAACAGCAAACCAACTTGACGGGGAATTTCTGAAAGCCAATCATTTGGATATGTCAGACTTCGGAAACATCACTACTAGTGCCTCTTCTAGCACAACTGGTGACTCAATTCCATTGGCTCCTCGCTTCGGTGGTGCAACTGCTGCATCAACAACCACAGCAACACCTTTGCAAGTCGTAGCTCGTATGAGCCGTGTACTTGATCAGGCTAATGTTGATACTCGTGGGCGTTGGCTGTGTGTTGACCCGGTATTCATGGAGCTATTAAAAGACGAAGATTCTCGCGTTTTGAACGCTGACTTCGGTGGTGCAGGACTGCAAAACGGTCTGGTACTTAACAACTTGCATGGCTTCCGTATTTATCAGTCAAACAACCTTCCTGCGAAGGGCACTGGCGCTGGTACTACAGGCGTAACTGCACAGGACGATAACTATGGCGTTATTGTAGCTGGACACGACTCCGCTGTTGCAACTGCACAGCAACTCAACAAAGTTGAGACTTACCGTGACCCAGATTCATTCGCTGATATTGTTCGCGGTATGCATCTTTACGGGCGTAAAATTCTTCGTCCAGAAGCCTTGGTTACTGCAGTATACAACGCTGCTTAATACACCTATAAACATGGGGGCTGGCTACATGCTGGCCCCTTTGTGCTTATTTTAAAGGGACACTCCTATGGCAATCACTACAGCGATGTGTAACAGCTTCAAGCAAGAGCTACTTGGGGGCGTTCACGATTTAGATACCAACACACTTAAAATTGCTCTAATCAAGGCTTCTCCTACTGGTACGTATGGTGCAGCTACAACTAATTATAGTGACGTTACTGGTAACTCAGATGAGGCTACTGGTACTAACTACACTACAGGTGGCAACACTCTGGCTGGTGCGACTATTTCACTAGATAGCTCTACTGCTATTATAGACTTTACAGATACAACTTGGGCATCCGCTACAGTATCAGCAGACGGTTGTATCATCTATAACACTTCACAATCAAATAAAGCTATTGCTACTATTGACTTTGGTGGTACTAAGACATCTACTAATGGTGACTTTGTGGTACAATTCCCAGCAGCGGCTGCATCTACAGCAATCATCCGTATTGCATAAGGGAGCATAGTTATGGCTCTTGTTGTCAAGGATAGAGTAAAAGAAACTACTACAACTACAGGCACAGGTGCTGTAACTCTAGCTGGCGCAGTGGCTGGCTTTCAAGCTTTCAGTGGTGTTCTCTCAAATAGTGATACTACGTACTATTCTATCGTACACAGAGACACTGCTGAGTTTGAAGTAGGTTTAGGTACTTACAGTTCAAGCACTCTTACACGTACTACTGTCTTAGAGAGTAGTAACAGTGGTAATGCAGTTAACTTTACTTCTGGTACTAAAGACATATTCATCACTTATCCTGCTGAGAAGTCAGTATACTTAGACGCCAGTGATGTATTAGCTGTAGGTAACATTAATACAAGCGGTTACCTCAGAGGCCCATCTACTTTCACTATTGACCCTGCTACACATGGCGATGATACAGGTACTCTTGTTGTTGCTGGTAACTTGCAGGTAGATGGCACAACCACCACAATCAACAGCACTACAGTTACACTAGATGATAAGAACCTTGTCTTAGCTAGTGGTGCGGCTAATTCTGCTGCAGCTAACGGTGCAGGGTTGACAATAGATGGTGCAAGTGCTACACTAACTTATGCTGATACTGGTGATAAGTTTGTCTTTAACAAGTCACTAGATGTAACAGGTACAAATACAGCTACAACCTTTGCAGGGCAACTTAGCGGTACTATTACGAGTGCTACTACTGGTGTTACTCAGAGTGGTAGTGATAACAGCACTAAGCTTGCTACAACAGAGTACACAGATAGGGAAGCAGCAGATCAGGCCACAGCTTTGGCTATTGCGCTAGGATAATATTATGGCAAACACGTTTAAGAATTATGTTTCAGCTAGTGTAGGAACAGGTGCTACAACTGTATATACGGTTCCTGGTTCTACTACAGCTATCCTCATTGGTCTTAACTTATCTAACAGAACCACTAGTCAGATCTTAGTTGATGTTCAGTTAGGGTCTACTTACATTGTAAAGGCTGCTCCTGTACCTGCAGGGTCAGCTTTATCTGTTTTAGATGGCAAGATTATAGCAGAGGCTACTGAAACTATTGTAGTTACATCAGATACAGCATCCTCTGTTGATGCAATTATCTCTGTGCTGGAGCAAACCTAATGGCAGGATATATCGGTTCTAAGGCGGTCAACCTCAGTACCACTGGGGCTGATATTAATGGTGATGCCAATATAGATGGTGATCTTTCCTTTCGTGATAACGACAAAGTAATCTTCGGTGCCGGTTCAGATCTCCAACTATACCATGATGGATCGCATAGTTATATCTCAGATCAAGGCACTGGTAATTTAAGAATTGCGGCATCTGATCGCATTCAGTTTTACAATGCTGCAACAGATGAAGTTTTAGCACAGTTCATTACGGATGGTGAAGCTGAGTTAAGATATAACGGGTCAACTAAACTCGCCACCACCAGCACAGGCATACAGGTCACAGGTAATATAGCTAATGCTTCTGGCGATTTAACACTAGATGTTGCAGGAGAAATTAATCTTGATG